GAGAAGTATTAAAAGAAGAAGAAACAATGAACAATTTAAACAATTTAATGGATTTTAAAAAATAAGATATGATAACAACATTTGACAACAAACAATGGAACAAAGAAGAACTGTTAGCTAATATGCAAGATGATAGTTTTTATTATGGTTATTTAGGGCAAAACGCTTTAAGTAGTTCTACTATTAAAACATTAGTAAACTCACCAAAGACTTACTACTTTACAACTAAATACGGAAGCGGTGAAACTCAAGCCTTGCGTGATGGTAAACTATTCCACACAATGATATTAGAACCCGAGAAGTTAAACGATATGATATTTGTTGATGCAGCTACAAAAGCATCGAAGGAATATAAACTTGCAAAAGAAACAGGTAAAGAAGTTTATACTAAAAACGAGAAGAAAGCTGCTGAACGTTTATGTGATGCCTTATTAAGAAACGAAGCAGTAAAAGAATACTTAACAAAAGCAGAATACGAAGTACCACAAATAGCAATGATTGATGGAATACCAATAAGAGCAAAAGCAGATATAATAAAAGGAAATACTATTATAGATTTAAAAACTACAACAGGTATAAAAGACTTTCGTTATTCAGCAGATAAATATTCTTATGATTTACAAGCGTGGTTGTATCGTGAAATGTTTGGAGTAGATAACTTTATATTTATAGCCATTGACAAAGGCAGTTTGGATATTGCTATCTTTGAATGTAGCGATGAATTCTATGAGAAAGGCAAACAAAAGTTTGAGCAAGGTGTTAGTAACTTTAAATACTTTTTTCAAACAGAGGGTGTAGATTTAGACCAATATGTATTAAGGGGAGTATTATAATGGAAATAGTAACTAAAGATGAAGCGTTTGCTATGACGCTATACGATATTGCACAAGGTGAATCGTTAGAAGGTATGCGACTTATTTTAAAAGACTACGAAGAACGTGAGCAGTTTGAAATTTGTGCAGGTATACATTTAGCAATAGAAGTAAGTTCGTTCCTTACATTAACCGCAGTAGTGAATGAGCATTTAGAAAACAATATAGAATTAACATTTGATGAATTATGACACCAAAAGAAGAAGCACAAGAATTATTTGATAAGTATGATAATATTTTATATAAAGAATATAATAATTTAGAAGCCAAACAATGTGCATTAATAGCAGTTGAATTTTCAAGACAATTTATTACAGGTGATTTAAGTGAATCATTTGACAAAACAATGTACTTATTTGAAATAAAACAAGAAATAGAAAAATTATGATAATAGAAAAAATAAAACAAGAAACAGGAATAGATGTAACTTTAAAAAGTAGAAAGCGTGAACAAGTAGAAATGAAAACATTAGCGTCTTTTTTATTTAGACAAAAAGGATATTCTTTAACACAAATAGGAAAAGAATTAAACTTAAACCACGCAACTATAATACACCATTTAAAAATATATGAAACTGTTAAACACTATAATCCAAAGATACAAGAATTAGAAAATACTATAATAGGAAACAAACCTGATTTAGTAGTTGAATCATTACAGCTTACAAATAAATTAAAAGATATTGAAATAGCAGAACTTAAAAAACAAATAGAACAATTAAAAAAACAGCATACTAATCAAACTATAAACAGATTAATACCTTTGTTAGAACACGAAGATATAAAAGAAAAATTTGAAGCATTTTTAAACATTAACGAGAAAGCAAAATACTATAAGAAATATGAATAATAAACAAACAGCAGTAGAATTATTAAAACAAAGATTAATAAAAGACCAACAAATATTTCCTATTTATACTGAATATATTAACGGAATTTTATATGATATTGATAATGAACTTTTAGAAATGGAAAAGCAACAGGTTATTGATGCAAGAGTAACAGCTCCTTTAATGAGTTCACCGTTTGAAAGTGATTATAGAAAAGAAGCAGAACAATATTACAAAGAAACATTTAACAATTAAGATATGACAGCAAAAGAAAGAGCAGAAAACTATATGAAGCTAAAAGCAGGATATAAACAAACACCATTGCAAAGAATACAAAGAGTAATTAACTTCTATTATAAAAGAGGTTGCAATAAAGAATCAGTAAACACAATTTATAAGAAAATACTAAAAGATAAATTCAAATGAAACAAACAGGGGTTGAATGGTTAGTAGAACAAATGAAATTAGATGGGTTATTTAATGCAGATTATTTTATTAACCAAGCCAAAGAAATTGAAAAGGAACAGAAAGGATATACTCAAGAAGAAGTAATTGAAATAATATCAAACTTTCATAAATTAAAATTAAATGAATTTAAAAATTTATTAGATTTATTGCAATTTAAAAACAAATAAGATATGAAACAAGAAACATTAAAAGAAGCTGCTGAAAAATATGCAGAAATATATAGGTGTCCTGCTACTAATGAAAATGAATATTGCAGACACGATATTATATCAGCAATAAATTTTGGTGCTAAATGGCAACAAGAACAAGACAAGAAAATGTATAGTGAGGAGAATTTGAAAGAAGCATATAGAGTGGGTTTTAATGTTGGATATAATGATGCAGAAAGCCCATCTTATTTAAAATTTGAAGAATGGTTTGAACAATTTAAAAACAAATAAGATATGCCTGATATAACAATGTGCGATGGACAAGGTTGTGAATTGAAATCAACCTGTTATAGATATAAAGCTGAACCAAGTAAATACCAAACGTATTTTACTGAAGCACCTATTGAAGATGAACAATGTGATTACTATTGGGAAGTAGTTTAACAATAAGTAAAACCTATTATTTTTAAGATAAGTATAATTAATATTAATTACTTTTTTAATTATGGAAGATAAAAGAAAAAATAATGGTGGTCATAAAACTGCAGGTCGTAAACCAAAAGTAGAAGAACAAAAAGTAAATACATTATTTGTAAACGCTTTAAAGGAATTATACAATGCTGATACAGATGACCAAGCAAAGATTACATTTGTTAAAGAATCATTATTAGCTTCACAGCGTGGGCAGTTATTTGTAGCCGAACATATATTTGGTAAGCCAAAAGAAACTATTGAAACAACTCACAATATTAACGACTTCAATATAAAAGATATATTCAAAATTGATAAGTCTGAATAACAAATATAATTTATTAGGTTCTGAAAGTAGATACTTTGTAATTACAGGTGGAAGGGGAAGTGGTAAATCATATTCCCTTAACTCCTTTTTACTATTGCTTACCTATGAAGCAGGACACGTTATATTATTTACACGTTACACTTTAACTTCTGCAAACGTATCTATTATTCCTGAATTTATAGATAAGATAGAATCAGCTGATTTAAGCAGAGATTTTTATATTACTAAAGACGAAATCATTAATTTAAAAACAGGCTCTAAAATCTTATTTAAAGGTATTAAAACAAGTAGCGGAACTCAAACAGCTAACTTAAAATCATTAGCAGGAGTTACAACTTGGGTATTAGATGAAGCTGAAGAGTTAACAGACGAAGAAACATTTGAGAAGATAGACTTTAGTATTAGAACAAAAGGAATACAGAACAGAGTTATATTAGTTTTGAATCCTGCAACTAAAGAACACTTTATATATAAAAAATTCTTTGAGGACAAAGGAATAGAATCAGGAAGTAATATAATCAAAGGAGATACTACTTATATTCACACAACGTATTTAGATAACATAGATAACCTTTCAGAATCTTTTGTGGCTCAAATAGAAAACATTAAGAACAGACGACCCGAGAAATACAAGCATCAAATATTAGGTGGTTGGTTAGATAAAGCCGAAGGAGTTATATTTAATAATTGGACTATCGGAAAGTACGAGAATGTAGGCACAACTGTTTATGGTCAGGATTTTGGTTTTAGTAATGACCCGACTACATTAATAGAATGTAATATAGACGCTTCTAACAAACGAATATATATTAATGAGCGTTATAGCTTACAAGCATTAACAACGTCGCAGATATACCAATTAAACAAGCAACACTGTTTAGATAGTTTGATAGTTGCAGATAGTGCAGAGCCAAGATTAATAAACGAACTACAAACATTGGGTTTAAATATAGTTCCAACTATTAAAGGTCAAGGTTCAGTTACTTATGGTATTAGTTTACTACAAGACTATGATTTAATAATAACACCTGAATCAATTAACTTAATTAAAGAAATGAACAACTACTGTTGGTTAGAAAAAAAATCTAATACTCCAATAGATAAACATAACCATTTAATCGACGCTTTACGTTATGCAGTAAGTTATCAATTAGAGAACCCACACAAAGGAAACTATTATAT